CATCGGTCCACGGTCAAGCTCTATGGCTTGGATTGTGAATACAAGAGGTGGGCCCACATACGATAATCTATAGATGGCTTTCTTGCAGAAAACTACGCCGTCAAGACCGCCGATGGCACCTGTGATCGCCATCACTTCGCCGCCTACAGGCAGATCCTGTCTATCGGACTGCACCGCTGCTGCGGCGGCAGATCCAACTGTGAGCCAACTTGTCGGGTCATTGATTCCCGACCAGTGAATGCGGTTAGGCGTTGTGCCGTCGCCGTCGTATATATTGCCCAGCACCACAAAATCTTTGACAACTGCTATAGCCTTGGCGCGGATGTCGTAACTCACGCCGTTGACAAAGTTGGTTGCGGTCATGCCAACGGGGCTTGAGTCTGTGACCGTTACCGTAGTCTGACCCTTGATCCCTGCCGTTGCCTGCGTGACCGTCACCACATTCGACGCAACCGTTGCTGAGAATTTGGAGTTTGCATGGATTTGGTCTTTAAGGTTCGTCGCGGTCTGGTTGTTTGATGTTGCGGCAACAAATGTCCCGCTGCCGGGGGATGACCCAACCGTAAAATCATGGGTTGTCTGGTCTGTGGCAATAAGCCGCACCTTTTCGCCGTTGGCTAAGTCTCCGTATGCAGTGATCGTAATCGTGCAAGTCGCCTGTGTTTTTAACAGGTCTGTAAAAGTCGAATCGGTTCCCATAACAAAGGATTGAGGCGGGTCTGTATGGCCGTTGACCGAGATCACACGGTCGCCAAAATTGATAAAGTTTACATGGTCATTTGTCGCAACCGTATAACTACCCGATTGCCTGGAAACATTGGCAAACGTTGTCGTTCCTAATTTAAACAAATCCTGATGGTCGGCAGAAAACGTGTTTACCGTACCGTCCGACTGCACAAAAGACGCGGCTCCTTTAGGCTGGTTCGACAATGCATTGCTCACCGTCGCCTGTGCTTTAAAAGGCGCATAGGTCGTTGTCGTTCTGGGCAGCACATTGGTTGCCACGGTTGCCCCTGCGTTACCCAGGTCAGCCTGATCCGGCAGAAACGGCCCAAAGTTAAACATTAGAATCCTCTGTTAATATCAAAGGTTCTGGTTGGCGTAATACCCGCATCAACCGACAACCGCGCCTTACCGCGTGATCGACTGTCGAGCGTGTTCAATTCCGCAACCACACCGTCCAAAAGATTGAGGTTTGACTGCACCGATTGCGTGTCTTTTGCTCTCATGTAAAAAGCCGCCAGCGTTGAATAGATGTAGGCATCGGGAGAACTGGTCAGAAGCGCATTGGTGTTATCAGTTGCCAAATCAAACTTTTTATAGAATCGATGCGTCATGCCGTAGTCCTGATCCGCTGACCGCTCAAACTGGATCACAGACCCTATGGCAAAGTAATACGGTCGGCCTGTGCCGCTGCTGGCAACCTCTTGCAGAGAGAATAAGGACTGCTGCGTTGGCTGGTGATTGTCAGACGTATAAAACAAATCAATATGCTCAACAAAACCCGTAGGCAACGCTTGCGTGCTATCACCGCTGGACAGCGTAAACGTGGTTGATGTCTCTTGCTGCAACAAACGCAGCCTGCGGTTTAGGCGTGCCTCACCCCTAGTGATATAATCCGACCAATCAATATCTGATCTGCTTGTTTCGGTATCGAGTGCCGTTTTAAGTTCCGCAAGCGTTGTGATGCTCATTGCTCATACGCCTCATTTACGTCCGGCGTGCTTGGATCGTCGGCAACAAACTTGCCGCCTTTTCTTGCACGTTTCTTGGTCGCTGGTTTCTTGGCGGCTGCTTTCTTGGCAGCAGGCTTCTTTGCTCCCATCGCCGCTTTCGGGCTGTCGGAATAACCCGATTTCGGCAGATCGTCGGCATCGAATATTTCGCCTTCGCCTGTTCCGTCTGCGTACATCCATACTTTTGGCATTTTACCTCACTTCAAAGCATCGGGAGCCGCCGCAAGGCGGCTCCCATCCGCTTTAGTTCATCTGGATTCGGCAAGCCAGTTCTGGTCGAACCGTCTTGTAACCGTAGAGAACATCAATACGAGTCGGGAACGTATCAGCACTGATGCTGTAGTCTCGGACAATCCGCATTGAGATTCCATCCATGACCTCACGGGCTGAGAAATCAACGCCTTGAGGCATGACCAGATCAGCCGTCGCAAAAACAAACGCATCTTTATGATACGCAAGTGAAACACCAAAGTCGGCAGCGTTGCCGATGTCGGTGCTTTGGTCACTTTCGTTTTTCGTTTACCTTCATCTGAAATCGCTAGTTTCAGACCGCCTTTCGGCTGCTTACTGTTATCCAGTAAGACGAGACTATATCACCATCCCAGAGGGATGCCCTGCGCTTCGGATCGCTTGATCCTACTCCTTGCGGATAGTCGTTGAACCTTCCTCGTTAGAGGCTTGGCTGCTGATTGCCCTCGACTTTACGTTAGGGGTTCCCAGCAGTTCACAGGGTTATTCACTAATACTTTGCAGTATCAGGCCACTAAAACTTAATGGAGAGCTGCGTTGTTCGCAGGCATTGCGCTGACGTTCTGCTTTGCGCCGGAACTGTGAAGTGCCGGAGAAAAGCTGATCGACGTTGCTGAAGTGCCAGCGTCGGCGGTCACAACAAACTCCTTGAGTTTGGTCTGAGTCGCCTTGGTTTCTGGATGCACCGCGTAAACGGAAGCGAAATAGAATATATCGCCTTTTTTCCAGGTGCCTGCTCCAGTATCAACCGTTATGCTGGTCGATCCTTCGGCAATCGTACCTGAATCGTTTACGAGATAGTCCCCCGTTCCGTCGTCTGTTCCAGACGTAAATTGGGGCCACATGGAATTTTCCATAATGTCGGAAAATCCAAACGTGTTACTTGCCACGCGCCCTTCACGATAGTTTTTGCTAAGATTGCTCTGATCGTTGAACAGACCTTTCATAGCATCAACCAAGTCAAGGTTGTCTTGCGTGTTCAAGTTGAGGCAACGCCCGGAATACGGAGCGAGGTTGTCTGTAAGCACTTTTGATGCCTGCAAAACATCGCCCGTGGTGATGGTCGCACCCACGTCAGTCACATTATTATAAATATCCTTATACATGGACATTGCATCGCTTTCGATGTTCGCCGCCAAGACGCTCCATTTATGTTCCCAAGAGGTCGCTAATCTCTCAGCGTTCAAACGAACTGCTACATATTTCTATGTAGATCAGACTATATCATCATCTCATTGAGATGCTGTGCGCTTCCACTCGCTTGAGTGTACTTCCTTTCGGAATAGTCGTTGCACCTTCCGCTTGCGCGGCTTGGCTCAGGATTACCCGCCGTTAAACGGCTAGGGCTTCCCCTGAGTTCACACAGTTATCACTAGCGTTTCGCAACGCTAGGCCACTAACTTAATGGCAGGCTCTAAAATTCTTGAGCCAAAGTCGTCAATGTCAAGTGTAAGGTCGTCGGATGTCCAAGTTGTATCTACACCCTTTTGTGTAGCAACTTGCAAGCTGACGCTGCTTTCAACGACATCCTGCGACGATAGAGAAGCCAAAAGTTATACAGCTTTTTTAATTATGCTGTCTCCGGCTTTCGCCGGAGTATCGGACTATATCATCATCCGCTTGGGATGTTCTGCGCTCGTGGGCCTTTACCATCCTCTTTTGAGGACTCCGTGACCTAGTCTCTGAACCTTCCTAACATTACTGCTAGGCTTGGCTGCTGATTAGCATATTGTTGTCAACGTAGCTTCCCAGCAATTCACAGAATTTGCACTCGCCGCTTACGCGGCAGTGGGGCAATCTAATGGATAGTTTTACCCGTTCTCACAGTGTACTGGTTAGGGAGCCTGATCTTTAAAGTATCACCAATCTTGGCTCCAGATCGACCGAAGCTGTCGTCATAGGAACGGTTTACCGTGCCTACGAAATTCAACTTCTGGTGTAGTATACGCAACGCCTCGCGGGTCACTTGCGTAGGGGTTAAAGTAGTATTAGCCATTTTATCCTCTTATAAAATGATGAAAGGTTACGCCCTCGAATTGCTCCGGGACGCGATTTGCTTTTCGCGCATAACCAACCACTCTTTCATATCCATCTTGTCGGGGTCTTTAACGGGATTTGCTCGTTTGCCCTTTACCTTCACCGCCGCTTTGGGCGGTTCAGTCTGGGCCTTTGGCTTGGCTGCTTTTTGCTTCGCCACAAGCTCATCGTACCGTCTGGCCTTGTCGATCAGTTTCACATGAACAGGGTCTGCTATGCTTGCCACAGCTTTAGCACTCAGACCTTGGCTGATGCCGTAGTCTGCGATTGTCTTGCCTAGCTCTGGCGACCATCCATCGATCTCTTTTTTAAGGACTTCCTGGCCTTGTTCCATCGCCTTGGCGTGCTGCTCCGCACGTTGACTTTGGAATTGCGCGTGCCTCTCGTTGAGTCGATTGATTGTTTGCTGCCGCTGGTTCTCCAACTCCCGCTTTTGACGGTCGAGAGCCGAAGCCTGTCCGACATCGTTTTGGTAAAGCTCATCCCAGTTTAAAGCGTTGTATTGCTCTATTTGCTGGTCGATGGCCTTAATTGTTGCAACATCCGAAATTGTCTCTTGTTGGAAAGTTGCCTGCTGTTCCAAAGCTGCCTGCTGCTGCTCTACGGCTTTACGCTGTGTCGCAACATCCTGCATCTTTCTGGTATAATCACTTTGCCGCAGCAAAGCGTCTTTGAGTTTTGGCGGCACTTCAAATTCTTCGCCGTCATACTCGACCGAAACAAATTCGGGAGCCACTGACTCCCCCTCTGTCTCGTCTATAGCCTCAACCTCAAGGGTTTCAGCTTCTGTGTCGGACACTTCCTCGACCGTCTGCGTATCCTCTGCCTCTGTGGCTTCGGGTGCTGGGCTTTCGGCTTCTAAAGCAAGTTCCGGTGCCGGATTATTTGCCTCGTCTGACATTTTAAAAATCTCCTTAAATTAATGAGTTGGGTTGAAATTCCTCCATCATGGGAGCGGTAGATTGCTCTTTCTGCGCTTTAACGATGGCTTCCATCCGATCCGTTTCAGCGCGGTATTTATCGGTGACAACCTTCTGTGCATCGAGCGCAACTTTGTTAGCATCGATCTGGTTCTTTTGCTCATAAACGGCACGGTCAGATCGTAACTGCTGAATGATTGCAGTCGCTTCCGTAAGCTGCGCCTTCATTTGCTCTTTTTCGGGGTCCATACCTTGGAGAGCAGACGGCAGCATTTTTTGTAAACGCTCTGCCATTTCTTCTGCACCCGGCCAATCCAGATTTTTAGCAATGAGATCTCCTATTATCGGCGCGGCCTGCGGGAACTGCTGCACCAGCAGCATCATCTGCTCTGCCGCCTCTTGCCGCTGCGTTGTAAACGATGGGCCTAGCTTAACCACAACGTCATACTTGCCCGTCGTCAGGTCGTATATCCTTGGCTCTGCCTCTCCCTCACCCTGCACAGGCTGATTAACAGGCACGCTGCTGGCTTCGTTATCCTCGCCTAAAACGCGAAGCACTCTGGCCTCTGTGTAAACGCTTGGGATCAGATCAACGATAATGCGGCCCGTGTGCCGGATAGCGCGGCTAAGATTGTCGATGAAATGATACGTGCCAATATCGCCCTCTTTCTGGCGTGCGGATATGGCCTTGCCGCTGACTTCCTTGCCCATGTTGCCAAGGCTGGCATCGAACATACCGATGACGCTTTTCATATCGTCGCTGCTGTTTAAGGCTTCTTGGATCGCCCCCGCCGGAACGCCTGCAAAGGGTTGGCGAGTAGGAGCCTGACCGCCGTCAAATTCAATAAATGCATGATTGGTTGAGTTGGCAGTCGCCCATTTGTCCTGATCCGTATTGAAAGCACCAACGGGGCCGATCCAAGGAGCCTTCGGAGCCAGTGCGACTAACTCAGCCGCAGCCGTTCTCCAGAAGTTATACATCTGCTGGCTGTCTTTAGCGAAATGGATCAGGCTGTGAAAATGCCGCTCCTCGCCGACAACAACCTCCTCGCCGTAACAAGGCACGATGGGAATATACTTACCCGCCCACTCGATTTCGCTCAGTATCTCGCTGCCTGTCACAACGCACTGCTTGACCTTCATCGTTTTGGTCATGCGGCTTTGCACAGGCATGATGCCCTGGACTTCCATAAAGTCGCGCTGACCCTCAAAAACATCAACGTCAAGAATCTGGCCGTCGCTCATTAAAACGATTTCTTTATCGACTTCCTCGCGGCTCCAGTATTCGGCAACCCGCACCGTGTCCTCGCCATACCAAAGCTCGTCACGCCATCCGCTGTGGCTGGGGCTGGTGAAATCGGTCTTTTCCGCGTCGGGATAATTCTGCTCAAATTCATCGTGCGTCAGCAGTTCCGTAACAAAACACATATTCCAATCGGAGCTATCAACCGCCGTTGAGCGCGGGTCACGGTAGACGCTAAACGGATTCATAATGCGGTCAATCCTGATGTCACGCTCAAACGTGTCGTCTCTTGCAAAATCAATATCCACGCGGAAATAGCCAAAGCCCATGCTCACCGCATTATCAATCGCCGTCGCATACGCCGCATCCGCAGAACTGCTGGTTTCAATCTGCCGGATTAATCCGTTCAAGACTTTCGCCGTTTCAACATCCGCGTTGCTGTCAACAGGATGCACCTTAATCGCAGGCTTGTTCATACGCGCATCATTCACGATCTGACGTATAAACGTCGGCATTCTATTAACCGTTAAACACGGGCGGCGGTCACGCTCACGCTGCCGTTTGACTTCTTCGGGCCACTGGATGCCCTGCCGTGCAAACTCAAGATCGTCCTTCGCCTGATGGCGATTATCCGCTTCCGCTTCCTCACAGAGCTTGAACGCTTCGCGGATGTCTTGCAGCTTATCTTCGGGCTTCATGTCTGAATACGATGCCACTTATACACCTCCGCTTGCGTAAAATTGTTGCAAGGCATTTAATTGATTATTTCTGCGCTGGGTTGCCCCCAGCAGCCCCTGCGAATCGCGCAGAAGCCTCTCAGAATCTTCCATGTATTGTTGTTCAAGTAAGCCGGGTAGCGCGGCGGTTGGGCCTTTGTTTGCGCCTAGTTCTATAGCGTCGGAACCTTCTACAAGATCAATTAATTCCTGCAATCCATCGCGATTAGAAAGCCGCTTATCATTGTAAGGAATAGTAAGACTATTATCCCCAACATCAAAATTTATGCCCTTGTTTCCATAAGAAACAATAACCTCGCCACTATTATTTGCAGACCGCCTTGTTGCGGCTAAATGGTCGCTAATGCGTAAACGGCTATTCTCACCAACGTCAAAGTATCGAGAGTTCCAAGGTTTGCCAGAAATAGCACCGCCGCCAAGTTTTTGCTTTAATGCAGACGCTACACCGTCAATGGTTGTTAAGTCTATTTTAGAAGGCCAACGCGGTTTTCTTGCTTTGTTTTTTGCCGCATTTTGCAAAGCCTTTACCTCATCCAACGCAGGGCCAAGCATAGCCTGTTCCGCTGTGTTTAAATCATTGGTTGCTGTGTGCTTTTGAATAACTGCTTTTATTTTTTCTGCTGTTTTAGGCGGTATGTTTTGGTTGTAAAAATAAAGGTTGTAAACATTCTCAACCGCGCTAAAATTTTCTTTCGGGGGCTGGATGTCATCTGGCGAGTCATTAATGCCCTTTAAGGTACGCCTTGTTGGATTTAATGGCCGAGCATGAGCCGCTCCCGAGCCTTTCCCTGCATCACTTAACAACCCCGGCAGTGCGGCGGTTGGGCCTTTGTTGGCTCCCAATGTAACGCCGTCGCGTTCCAGCATCTTGCTACGGTTGAGAACGTCCTGATCCCATGTGACGTAATTGCGGGTGCGTTTGTCTTTTATGCTTACTTTATCAGGCGTTGTGGCCCAATCATCGAGAACCTTAACAACATCATCCTGACCCATGCCCCGCGCAATGCGTTTTGCCGCGTCAAAATCCATGTTGCTCTCAAGCAAACGGTTCGCCGCAAAACTGCCCGTTAAATCATCTGAGTCAATCTCCTTGCCACGCACAACAAGCGTCTGGCCTATAGTGTCTCCAAGGGGCCGACTATCCTGATCGAAATACTTGAGGCCGGGAATGCCAGCTTTGCGGAGAGCTTCGGATGCGGCTTGGTCGCCACCGAAAGCGTCAGAAACTTTATAATAAAAATCTTTTCCCGCATACCCCGATTGGGGGCTGTCAAGCATATGCTTTACTTCGATTGCTATTTTTTGAACAGGCGTTAATTCCCTGTTTGGGTCGTAATCAGGTAGCCGATCAAACTCATCCCTCAAGTTTTTGATAAATGCTTGAACATCTTTCGGTTGCTCACTCAGCGGCTTATCCCAATCAAGATACTTGGCAACGTCAGCGTCAGGGATGTCGAGTTTGTAGAGAAACCCTTTATCTGGCGGGTTTAGCTTAAAGCCTTCTAGTTTTGCTAACGCCTCGTCATACTGCACACGGTAATCAGGCGACGGCCACCCCTTTGAATCATACTGTGCAATTTCGTTTTTCAGCGACTTTATTGCCGCATCAACATCACCGCTTTTCTGGCCAAACAACATTTCTGCCATATCACGGCTTCCACGTTTAAACGCCAAATCATCCCTATATTGCCTCGCAACCCCTGGCGCATCGGCACTATAAAAACCATAACCATACGCCTGTGCGCCTTCGCCAGTGCCGACCTTATCAAGCCTTGGTCTGCCAAACGGAAAGTCAGGCTCTGGCGCAAAACGATGCGGCCCGCCATGAAATACATTCGCTCCCAAAACCGCACCCTTTGGAACCGCACCCGTAGCACCAGCAAGCAAGCCGCCAACTAAAGGCGCATCAACCATCGTCTGCGTTAAAAGACCCTCATCAACAGGTATCTGCCCCCTTAACATCGCACCCGTCAGGGCCATGTTACGCACAGGGTCATACGCTAATGCAGGCGTTGCAAACTCCAGCGGCCCCTCAAACTCACTAATATCGTCGCCGCCAATGTCAGGAATAACCCGACGCAGCAAGGGCAATAAACCGCCACGGTACGAAACATCGGCCTCGCTGTTCAACAGGCCCATTAACTGGTCGGCCATCTATCATCCCATCCAACTACCCGCAGCCGCTCCCCGGCGGCTGTAATTACTTTCAATAGGCGGTGCAGCCTGACGGATCGAGGTCGCCAGTGTACGCATTGCTGCCTCCGCATGACTGCTCCAGTCATGGGCAGGGCGTGAGCGGAATATCTGGTTTTTCGGGTCATAAACCCTGTGGTAAAACCGCATACTTTCCAAAAGCCTGGAACAACGCTCACGGTCAATAAAACAGCGCGGCAGCGTCATTTTGACGGCGTTTATGCCTTCCTCAAGGGGCAACTTCGGTGCTGCCTTGAAGTTAATGCCTAAACTCAACGCCGTCTCCTGGCGGGTCTTTCCTGTGCCTAATTCCCTTACATTTATATCATGTGGGGCATGATGCGCCGAATAAGACCACTTGTGCTGCTTGGCCTTCTGATCCAGTAAATCCGCATAAAACGGCAAGCCCTCTCCGCTCATCTCAACATAATCAATAATATTAATCGATCTGTTGCCGTGGGCTAACTGCGCGAAAACAATCGATGTTGAATCCGATATGCCAAGATCGAAAAACGTCTGAACCTTTAACGCCGGATCAAACGGTATTTTACCAATCTGGTCGTTGTCTTCCATGCTTTGAAGCTCTTTGGCGTAAACCGCGCCGGGGACGTTGCTTTCAAAGCTGCATTCCATCTCAGCTTCGTAAATACCCTCCGGCATAGTGCTTTTTGCCGCCTGTAGCTCCTCTGCCGGTAAGATGCCGGTCTCCGATGCTTTGTAGACGGCGCAGTGCCAGTTTGGGTCTTCCTTGGCCCTTACATACAGACTATGCAAGGCATTGTGCCCCATTGGAGTTCCTACAAACACGCAATAGGTTTGTTCGCCGTTGAGGCCGTTTCGGTCAGCTAGGGCGGGGCGTACAATCTCAGGAAAGATGGTGTCGTGCATCAATCCCGCCTCGTCAATCACAAATCCGTCGCTGCCGATGCCTCTCAGGTTCTGACCGCCGTTCTCCCCGCTGAGTAACGCAATTCGTGATCCGTTGGGGTAGTCGGCGCGTAGCTCGCTTTCGTTGAACTTTACATTAGGGATTTTGGCAGAAAATTGCTTGAGATAGTCCCAGAGGGTTGTCTTGGCTTGGCGGTAGGTGGGGCATAGCATGTGAAAGCGGGGATTAGGTTTTTTGCTGGTTAGGGCATCTCGCAGCAGATGGTTGATGGCGCAGACCGATTTGCCGAAACGTCTGTGGGTTATGGCTACACTAAACCTATGTTCAGACCAAGCCCGGTGCAGCTCTCGCTGAAGGGTACGGGGGGCATAAGGAATCTCGATGTTTTGAGCCATTTTTTGCCTGACCCTAGGATTGGTAATCTTGAGGTCAGCCCTTTGTTTTCAATAACTTACGCACTCGATTAACAAATCGCTTGCAAATGCGTTGCCGATTGAGCCGCCAGATTGGCCAAAAAGTGAGAGAAATCATCATCTCTCACGCGTACTTGTATGCCCAAAGAATACCGATTTCGGATCAACTCGCCTCATTGACAAGGCTAACAACTGTCGCAGCGTCGCTCTCGTCAGCTTGTCTCGCTGTCACGTCATCAGAGTTATTAGACCAACTCAATACGATCTGATTACTCTGCGCTGTGTCTTCAGCCTTATTACGCAGCCCTCTTGGCTGCTGTCGAGCATATGTCCATTTCAGACTATCAACCTGTAATCGCCTGCGCTGCACTTCGGCATTCGCCATCTGCTTGTCCACGCTTTCAAGCCCTTGCCGTGATACGTCATGGATTTCATCTGCCAGTGTTTCAGCGCCAATCGCTCTGGCCTTGACGTACATGTCATACAACTCATCGTCGCGCTGAACAGCTTGCAGCACCGTCACACGATGCGGCATATCATCCCGCTTACAAATCGAATTGAGAGACTTGCCATCAGCAAGCTCGTCACAAATCGCAAGCATCTTTTTCTTATTTAATTTGCCAGCCATTATTTCCGTCTTTGCTTCATTCGCCGCCTTCTTAATTTACTCGCAGCCGCTGCCTTACCTGATTTGCGGTAAGTAAACTTTTTAACTTTGCCACTTGCCGTTTTTACTTTCGGCATCAATTTATCCTTAAAAAAATGGCAGCACTGCCAGGGAGAAACAGTGCTGCCTTCTCAAAATGGGGGAGAGAGAAAAGTTGGAGGCAGAAACCCCAACCTAGAAAAAATTAGCTCTTTTTCGTGAGCATCGTCAACATGCAAAAAACACCAATACACCGTATATTGTGCTAAAGCCTATACCATAACCCCAATATAGCGCGTTCAAACCGCCTTTTCGCCGTGCTAGGATGCACGTCGATCTGCTTTGCGATAGCCTTCCACCTGGCTCCTCTGGCCCTTCTAGCCGCACTGTGAGCCGCAACCCATACTAACAACCTTTCATCAGGTTCCAGCAACGCCGACACTTCCAACGCCAGATCGTACCGCGTGATCTGCTTCGGATCAGATCGCGCCTTGCTGACAACCGCATCATTGTAACCAAACGCCAGATTAGGATCATCAGGATACTCAGGCCAACAGCCTTTCACCCTGTGATCCACAGCCCTTGGCATCCGCGTCTCAGTCTCCGCAGCCTCAAAAAACAACTGCGCCAGCCCGTCCACATCCTTAACTTCAGCCTTGACCCGACTGCCAAGGCTAAAACGGAATTGCGTCATCAAGAGGCTCTTGCTCTCTGGCATCAACCACCTTTGCATCGGAAAAGACATCTTTGACCTCACCTACTAATTTAAACCTCACGTCAATCAGCCTTGCCGCTTCCTCTATCGAAAAGACCCTTGTGCTCTCCATCTCCCTCGACGTTTTCCACGCCTCGACATTCGACCTCACAAACGCATACCGCTGCCCGTCCACTGTCATCACTTCCCACACCTCTGGGTCAAGACCCTTATGGCCCCGCTCAACCGCCTCATCGCTCAAAACCTTCCACGCCTTGATCATATTCGCCGCATTCTTCTTCACCGCCTCAACATCATTGGCATCAATCGCACGATCCAGTTTTGCCTTCGCCCTGCCATACTTCGCCGCCGTCTCTACACTCACAAGCCCAACCAGCCGATCCGCTCCCCAACGCCTCTCCATCTGATGCACCATCTCATCCAATGGCCGCAGCGCATGATAGATACCTTCAGCCGTGGCATCGCCAATATCACTTCTGTTCATCAGCCTGTCGGGTTTTTTCTTAAAACGCTGCATCACACAATCACAGGATCACAACATCACAGTTCTACTATAGTAGAACTGTGATGTGATGTGATCGTCCTTTGAACTGTGATCGAAACTGTGATCTAACATACTGCTACTCCACTAAACCCTTTATTTTCAAACACTTGCGTCAAATCACACTTTTTAAAAACTGTGATCAAAACTGTGATCAGACTGTGATTTGCCTCACTCCCGATCACACTTGTTTTTAAAAAAGTGTGATCGTGTTTTTGTTTATTATCAATCACTTAGCATTTCCCCGATCACACTTTTTTTCACGTAAATCACACTATCCAAACCAGTTTTCCCTGCACTGTGACCGTGTTTTTCAGCTTCTGAGAGTTTAAAACACGCATAATCGCCTGATTGTTTGCGGCCCTTTTTTCATTAAAACGCCCCTCTAGTTCACCGCATAACTGCTCTAGATACACACTGCTGCGGTCGTATCCTTCACGTTTATATCCATGTTCTTTAATCAGGTTTTCCAGTGTGGAAACGACCAGAGCTTGGTTATCCGTCAGCTTCATTTTAGGCGTTTTGATGGCCGCAATTTCCTCATCGTTAGCTGCCATCACCACGCAGCTACCAAACATTTTACTGCGTTTGTTCATGCCTAATTCCACATGGTGCAACTTGAA